GACTACCAGGATTTCCTTTCTATACAATCAAAGTTGTCCAACGATGAAATTCGTCCGATTGGAATTGGCGTTACGAACCTTGCTTACTGGCACGCCAAACGCAACTACAAGTATGGCGAAAAAGACGCACTACACGACGTCAAAACCTGGGCAGAGCATCAGGCTTACTATCTAACTGAAGCGTCAGTTGAGCTAGCCAAAGAACGTGGACGTTGCCTACACAGCGATCAAACACGTTACGGCAAAGGCATCTTCCCATGGGAACTACGTGCCAAGGGTGTTAATGAACTTGCTGACTTCACACCTGAACTAGATTGGGAAACACTACGTGCCAATATGCGAGCATATGGTGTACGTAATGCTACACAAATGGCCATTGCTCCTGTAGAGTCTAGCAGCGTTGTTATTAACAGCACAAATGGTATTGAAATGCCTATGCAGTTGATTAGTGTTAAAGAATCAAAAGCTGGTAGCTTGGTACAGGTTGTGCCTGAATATGCTAAACTGAAGAACAAATATCAACTCATGTGGGATCAAACAGACTGTACAGGTTACTTGAAAACCAGTGCTGTACTTGCTGCCTACATGGATCAGAGTATTAGTACCAACACATTCTACAATCCAGCCAACTTCCCGGATCGTAAAGTGCCAACCACATTGATTGCTAAAAACTTGATGCAGGCACACATGTGGGGTATCAAGACATTCTACTACAGCCTAATCAACAAACAAGGCGCTAAATCGGCACCAGAAGATAGACCCAATGTAACTGACGAACAAAAGTTTTGGAATGCGATTAAAACGCCGGTGACACAACAATATGATGACCTTGAAGATGACTGCGAGGCATGTAAGCTCTAATTGGTCGCAAGATGAATATTTTGTTCTTCTATCAATCACACGTCATGACTGTACTACTGGACAGTCTGACTCGTGCTGGGCATCAAGTTGATGTGTTGATACCTGGGCCAAATTGGTTGCCCAGTCTACGTCGAGAAGGATTAGACAACTACTACACCATAGAGTGTCAAGATCCAGACGACTATAAGAACAAAATTGATCAATGCTTAGATAGCGGAAAGTATGACTACTTCTTTCCAAGTTGGACAGATGTGTTTACACTAACCGCGGTAGCAGCCAGTGAACGTAATTGCTTGCCTGCTATTACAAGTCAAGCAGCACAGTGTATAGAAACTAAAGATACCTACTACAAAATATTTGAACAGTTGGATATCCCTTGTCCCCGCGTCTATCAATTGATTGAGCCTGACGCGGTATTGGATACTGTTCCTGACAATGTACAGTTTCCTTGTGTAGCTAAACCTAGTCATGCTGTCAGTAAGCCAGGCATGCAGATACTTGAGAATCCAGCAGAGCTAGTTGAGTTTTTTTCAGAACAGTCGCAAAAACACAATACACAGTATAATCCTAGAGGCAAACCCTATATGCTACAGGAGTATATTGCAGGAGATGTGTTTAGCATTATGGGTCATGTTGTTGACGGTCGAGTCACAATTGATTTTTGTTATGATATAGAATCTGATTGTGCGCCTTATGCCGCAGAAACTGGTTGCATATTTCCTAGCAAACAAGATACCAGTCTACTGATTCCTTATATTGATCGGTTTTTCAAACACCTAGGCATCAACAACACTATTTGGATGTTTGACCTCATACGAAATCAAGACAATGTTTATTTTATAGACTTTGGTGCCAGGGCACCTACCAATCCGCAGTTACTGGTCAAGTACAGCGGCGAAGAAGATTATGCAGCAAAACTAATGGACTGTTTGTTTAACAGAAAAGAATTTGTGTTAAATAACACACAGGCGGTAATTTGGAGACAGATAAAATTACCTGCAGGACTACTTGAATCATTAGAGTGTAGCAGACCTGATCTAGCAGAGGAACTCTATTTGCCACAAGAGGCAATATGGTCTCCTACTAGTGATTATGAAGTGCATAGAAATCCGTATGCTGTAATAGTTGCAGATACACTAGAGCAAGCAGAGCAAAAGTTCTTTGACCTCGTACAATCTATTGTAGTAAAATACAAGGTACAATTCAAAGATCACTATTCTGAAATATTTTGGAAGAAACAATGTCAAAACAACAATATAACCTAAACACTAAAACAGACTACCTAAGTCGCAAGATGTTTCTTGACGCAGCAGGTCCTGTAACTATTCAGCGCTTTGAAGAAGTCAAGTATCCCAAGATTGCCAACTTTGAGACAACGGCACGTGGATTCTTTTGGGTACCCGAAGAAGTGTCATTGACCAAAGACGCAGCAGACTTTAAAGATGCTAGCGAAGCAGTTAAACATATCTTTACCAGCAACCTGCTACGTCAAACAGCCTTAGATAGTTTGCAAGGTCGTGGCCCTAGCCAAGTGTTTGCTCCTGTGATCAGCTTGCCCGAACTTGAAGCACTAGTCTACAACTGGACCTTCTTTGAGACAAACATTCATTCACGTAGTTATAGTCACATTATTCGCAATATCTACAACGTGCCTAAGGAAGTGTTTAACACAATTCACGACACGCAAGAGATCGTTGAAATGGCGAGTAGTGTTGGCAATTACTATGATGCACTACATCAAGTTAACTGCCGCAAAGAACTAGGCTTAGAAGTGACTGAAAAGGAGCATATCCGGGCAATTTACATGGCCTTACACGCTAGTTATGCACTGGAAGCGTTCCGTTTTATGGTGTCATTTGCTACGAGCTTGGCAATGGTAGAGAACCGCATATTCATGGGCAACGGCAACATCATCAGTTTGATTCTACAAGATGAATTGTTGCACAAAGGTTGGACTGCCTATCTCATTAACCAAGTAGTTAAAGAAGATCCACGTTTTGCAGCAGTCAAAGCCGAATGCGAGCAAGAAGTCTACGCATTGTACATGGATGTTATCCGTGAAGAAAAAGCCTGGGCACACTACCTGTTCAAGAAGGGTCCAGTGATTGGTCTTAATGCAAACATCTTGTGTGACTTTGTGGACTACACAGCACGTGGCGCCCTGTTGGACATTGGTATCAAGTATCAAGCCACTGCACCCAAAACAACACCTATCCCTTGGTTTAACAAACACACAGACACTAGCAAGAAACAAACAGCTCTACAAGAGAGCGAATCAACTAGCTATGTGATTGGTGTCATGAGTGATGTACTAGATTATGAGGAGTTACCCGATCTATGAGAAACTTACTAAACTTATTTGAAGACGCACTCAACGATGCCTGGTTCAAAGACGGCTTTGAAACATACAAAAAGCCAGCACAAGAAAAATACGAGATAGCAGACCAAGATGGTACTATTGAGACGCTAGAAGGTCCAGTAAAGTACAAGGCTGGATATTATATTCTCACTGGCCCAAAAGGTGAACGCTATCCCATGCCCCCAGAAAAGTTTGCACATCTTAAAGACGATCAAGGTCACGGCATTTGCACACCCAAGAAGATTATAAAAGTAGCCAAACTTGCTGACCATGATGGTGCAGTTAAAACAAGTTGGGGCGAAACTCTAAACTACACCGCAGGAAATGACTATATAGTTAGACACGGTCCTGGCGACTATGGTGTAGTTAAGGCAGACATTTTTAAACAAACATACGCAGTATAAGGAGAACTAGATGAAAGCAGTTGTATGGAGTAAGTATCATTGCCCATTTTGCGATCAAGCAAAGGCATTGTTGAAGGCAAAGAATATCCCATTTGAAGAAAAGAAAATTGGAGATGGATATACCAAAGAGGATCTACTAGAAGCAGTTCCTACAGCACGTACAGTCCCACAAGTATTCCTAGATGATCAGCTGATCGGTGGATTTACGGAACTTAAAAAATACTTTGAAAGCGAAAATGTTAATCAATAAATCAAGCAAAATTGAAGCTGGCGATCTAGCCACATTCAAACTGGTAAACGGCGATGAAATCGTTGGCACAGTAGACAGCCTATTGGAAGAGCCCGGTGGCGGATATGTTGTATCCAATCCCATGACTGTAGTACCAAGTCAAAAGGGCGTGGGCCTATTCCCCAGTCTCATGACTGGCAAAGACAAAGCAGTGGTTACACTCAAGTCGCAGCATGTAATGATGGCAGCACTAACCACAGACGAACTCAAGCCACACTACACACAGATGACTACTGGCATTGTGACAGCACCTGCAGGGATCATCAGCTAATGGGCACACCGGCTGCACGTAAGGGTGACACTGACGACAAAGGTCATAATATCGCTAGTGGCGTATCTGACAGTGTTCGTATTGATGGCGCCTATGTTGCTGTAAAAGGCAGTACTATGGACGACGGCGTTGCCATCGTCAGCGGCGTTGTTGATACGGTAAAGATCAACGGCATTCCTGTTGCAGTGGTGGGCAGTGTTACTGAAAAGCACAAAAAAGATCCGGGTAAAGACACACCGGGTACAATTAATAGTGGCGCAAGTGACGTCAAAATCGGTTAAATACTAGTATGGCATTAACTCCAACAGTATTATTAGCAACATCCGGCATGGCAAATGGATCAGGGCTAGGTATCAATCCTGACATGATCGTTACCATGGCGGCTGTGAGCAGCAACCCATTGGTTGCAACACTATCAAATCTCAACGTAAACTCTAGTTCGGTAGCCGGACTTGCTACAACACTGGCCACGCTACCTAGTTTTCTAGTCACAGCAGGCAACGTAGCAGCCAACGTGACAGCACAAGCAAGTCAAATTGCACCGGCTGCATCAGGCGGTGATCCTGCAAGCGGCATTAAAAGTCTCATTGGACTACACGGTAGCGCAGCAGGTGGCGCCAGTAGCATGGCTGAATTCAGCGCAGCCTTACAAAACTTTGGCAGCAAGAGTTTTGCAGACATGGGCGTACACTCTGCTGGATTCGCCGACGTTATAACCAACGGTGCTACAGCAATGAATCCTGTCATGAACAAGCTGGGATCACTAAGCAGTCAATTGCCCTTGGGCAGTTTGGGACAACTACCTGGCGGGCTATCTGGACTAAGTGTATCAACTCCCAGTCTTGGCGGTGCCGGCAGCTTGGGTGCCAAGTTGGGCAGTTTGATACCTGCAGGGGCAAGTCCGGCTGGCATTACTGCCGATGTACCCAGCTATCAAAAGGCTAGCCAACTACTTGGCGCAGCACAGGGCATTGGCAGTCAGCTCAATGGATTAACCGCCGGACTAAACAGCGCCAGCCCCAGTATTGTAGCCGGACTAGGTGCAAAAATAGGCGGACTAGCAAGCAGCTTTAGTGGAGTGGGACAACTACTAGATCCTACAGCATTAGCCAAGGGTCAAGCAGTATTAAAAAGCGAAAGTGTAAACGCTGGCATGGCCGATATTGGCAAAGGTGTCAAGAGCTACGGCTCGCTATTTGACTTTAGTGCCATGGAACTAACGGCTGTAGGTATGCTTAAAAGTTTGCAAAAGCAGGGATTGGCGGAGAGTTTAGGTATAAATGCTACTATCGACGCCTATGGTGCCGATCCTGCAAATCCAGATGATGTTCCTCCAGCAGTTGTTATGGCAGCACTGGAAAATGTCACTGGCGATGACTTGAAAAAGTTAATCAGTCAAACTGGTGTGACACTGGTTAAAGATCCCACTACAGCAGCAGACTTACTAGATCCCAACTATGTAATGCCTCCAGGAGCAGTTGCTATGTTGGGACTACGTCCTGGCAGTCACGGCCTGCTGGATCTTGGCAACAGTTTGACCAACTTGGGCGTACAGGGCGACAATGCCAAGATTGGTGCCTATGTTGAAAGCCTCAAGGTCAAGGCCACTGCATTCTTAGATCAAGTCAAAGAGCTGGTTCCACAAAGCGTTAAAGACACACTAGGTCCCATGACTGGTACAGGTTCGGGACTGTTTGGTAATCCTACAATGAGTGAGATGATTGGTACAGCAGCCGGTGCAACACACAAAGACTCGTTTGACAAGATCAATACCACATTGTCTAGTATCTTAAACAGTCCTGTGGGACAGCAGTTGTACAAAACAGCACAGGCACTAGTCACTGCAATTTTTACCACAGGTGTAACCACACAGTACACAGACTTTCAGACAGCAGTTACAAACTTTAACAGCACAGCAGCAAGCAACAGTGATTTGAAAACGGCAGTCACTACAGCGCAAACAGCCCTAACTGACAGCCAAAGTCATCTAGCCAAAGAAGTTAGCAATTTGAGTCTAGCTGGTATCAATCTTGCCAGTTTACCGGCAGCGCCAAGTGGCGTAGGATCAATTATGAACATGGCACACAAGCTGCATGACTATGGTGTTGACAAACAACAGATAGGACACAACGAGCTATTCTCGGGATTGGCTACAAATGACCTAACCGGTGACGCCATCATTGCTAGTCTGCAAGAAGGCAAAAACTTGGCCAAGAGCTATGCACTGGGATTACCAACTCCCATGGTGCATAATGACAGCGCAGCAGTGGCGGCAGCACAAATCAATGCCAGTGCCTATGCCAATACTCCGGACTCTAGCCTAACCTACACCGGACAAGACAACATTGTTTGGGACCGTATCGAGCAAGAACGTAGTCGTCGAGGACTACCATCATTGGCCAGTTTAGGTTATCCAAGACCGCCTGACCAGCCCGCAACAGCAGGCACAACGTTTAAGAGTAGCATTAGCCAAGTCACTAATCTTTGACGTTAACAACGCACTTAATGACAAAATAAGTCGCGAACAACCCCATTAACATAGCAGTTAACTAGTTATAGTAGCATATAACTCAGTTTTCTGCTGGTTATATAAACTTACTTGCCTTAAAAAGCAAGACCAAAGGAGGACAAAATATGAAAACGATAATGCAAATTATCCTATCAATAGTTGCCCTGACCGTAATGGCACCCGGTCATGCAAAAGAGGTCGCAATGAACAATGACCTCGAATGTCTAGCGCGAAACATTTATTATGAAGCTGCTAGCGAACCAACAGAAGGCAAAGTTGCAGTAGGCCTTGTTACCATCAACAGAAGCAACAGTGGAAATTTTCCCACAACCATTTGTGGCGTTGTTAACCAACGCACCAATCTCAGTGTACCAAAGAAGGTCACAAAAACACACACCGTAACTGAAGGTGTGATCTTCAAGAAGACCAGTCAAGTCCGTGAGACCGTGACAGTATGGACAAGTCATACGATTTGTCAGTTTAGTTGGAGATGTGAACATGCTCATAAAATTCGCTCAAACGATACTCGCTGGGATGACAGTGTCGCTGTGGCCCAAGAACTACTTGCCGGTGGATTCGATGAATACCGTGACAAATATAGAGACGCTCTTTATTTTCATGAACGCCATATTCATCCAAGTTGGGCAAAGCAGAAACTAAAGATTGATCGAGTTGGAGGTCATATCTTTTATGCTGAACGACCACACCGACTTGAAGAGTTGACATTTGCCCAGCAGTGAAGTATAATTGTTAAATACAATAACAACACTGGAGTCAAATATGAGTAAACAGGCCTTGGCAGTTGATGAACTGTTAGATCAAGAGTACAGCGATGATCTAGAGGATGACGATTATTGCTTTATATTTGACCGTGAGGGAAATCTAAAGGGCGCAGTCTTACCTGAAGTCTTGCCCTTTACAGCCCCTAAGAACATTGCCAAAATCTTAAAACTGTTGGGTGTACGTGACATCAGTATGCTGGATCAAGATCACACCATACAATAATGTTTGGGCTAAATAAGTAAAATGAGGAATTTTACTTTATGGCAACATCATACACATTTGTAACAACCACAGTTGCAAATACCGCAGCAATCGCCAGCACCAAGGTCAAGGTAGTAGCAAACAATGCCTGCTACTATGCTATCAACACCTTGGCCAGTGCCAGTTCCAACGTTGGCTCAATGATCTCACAAAACCGCCCAACTGACGTTAACATGCAGGGACTGGGTAATTTCTTAAGTTTTGCTACAACCAACGGCGCAGTTACAGCAATCACAGTTACACAAATTGGCACTGTCAGTCCTGGTACTGTTCCAGTAACCGTTAACGGTAACGTTCAAATGAGAACAGCATAAGGACAGCACCATGAACATCGCAGAAATACTACGCGGCCTAGCAGACAAAATTGACGGCATTGAAAGTCAAGTACCACACCAAGACCAAAGCGCACAACTACATC